TCTGGTCCTGTAACTGGCAACGCAGACACAGCAACCTCACTGCAAACTGCAAGAAATATTGCTGGCAATTTATTTGATGGTACTGCAGATATCACCATCGCAGCGACCGATCTATCCGATACCGACCAGGCACTTGCTACTACTTCTGATGTTACTTTTAATACTATCACGAAGAGTGGCGGTCTTTCCACAGAATTCTTGAAGGCAGATGGTTCTGTTGATAGCACTACCTACTTATCATCTTATACAGAAACTGATCCCGTAGTTGGTGCTATTACTGGAATTGTCAAGGCAGATGGTGCTGGTAATATCGGTGCAGCTGTCGCAGGAACAGATTATGCAACTGCTGCACAAGGAGCATTAGCAGACACTGCATTACAAGCAGAAACAATCACACTCACAACTTTGAAAGCAGAAGTTGCTGCAGCAACTGATTTTGCTGATTTCCAATCGCGTATTGCTGCTCTCTAATAAATACTTAACATAAGGATAGTCTGGTATCATGCCATTAAGAAACGTACCAATTACATATACAATTGATCAGCAACGTCAAGAGATTAATGCGTTAGCGGTAGATGTAAATGATATCGATCTCGGATTTAATGAGAGGGTGGATGATCGTGTCGCCGCTCTTCTTACTGGCGGAACTGGAGTTGCAACTTCTTATGATGATGCAAACGGATCTGTAAACATTTCCCTAGCATTTAACGAGTTTTCTACTTCTGCTATTCTAGAAGGAACCAAACTTTTTTATACTGATGCTAGAGCAAACGCTGCTATTGATGCAAGAGTCAATCAAAATTTTGTTAACAATTTAGACATCACTAGTCTCGGCAATTTAGCACAGTTGACTTTGAAGTTGGGACAGACAACCACTGTTCTAACAGCTCTCAACATGAATTTGACAGAATGGGATACTGCATATAGTTGGGGTGATCATGCTGCTGCTGGATATCTAACATCATATACAGAGACAGACAATCTACATTCTGTAACTTCTAGAAATGCTGTAACCAGCAACACTATTAATGTTGGTTCTTTAAAAACAAATACAATTACATCAAAATTAGCTGGTGATAATTTAGGTATCACAGCATCAAAAACTATTTTTACGAATAGTGCTTCTATTGGTACTTATTCCACAGGTCTTACTAATGACTATGGTATAAATTTAGATAAAAATGGTGAAATAACTATTAACCATGCTCCCGATGGTGGCGGATTTTACTTAAAAAATGCAGGAACAACCAATTTCTTTGTAGATAGAAATGGTAAAATCAACGGAGCGGTAAATTTTGTAACTACTGATGGCACTGCTGGTCAAGCTCTCACAACTGATGGAAATGGTCAGTTAGTTTGGGGCGACGGCGGTGGAGCAAATGTTAATATTAGTGATGGTCTTCCTACTACTGCCGTTAATGGAGACCTATGGTGGGAATCTGATAGCGGCAGATTAAAAGTTTACTATGATAATGGAGCAAATCCAGCAGTGTGGGTTGACGCTTCACCACCACTGGAAGCAGTAGTACCATCTTCTGACATTAGAAATTCTGTAGGAACTCTTGTTGCTTCTAATGCTTCTACGACATTCACTGATACTAATGGAGATTTCTTCGCAGAAATTACAACTACAACTCTTGATAAAGTCAAAGTAGAAGTATCTATTGGTAGATTTTTTGGTACAGCAGGTGCAGATGGTTATATTGATTTAGAAAGAATTGTTGGTGGTACATATACAACAATATTCCGTGTATGGACTCCTCAAAATGCTGATGGTCCAGTATCATTTAGTTTTATTGACGAGCATGGAGAAGCTGCATCTACAGTGATTAGATATGGGTTAAGATTATCTCTTAACATTGCTGGTTCTAGACAAGACGGTGGCTATAGTCAAATTGCTGCACAAGAACTTTGAAAATAAATACCTTTACGGAGCAAAAGTAAGATGGCAATTCTATTCCCAGATACCGCTGGACAGGCAACAGACGGTTCATTTACACATACAGATGGTGGATTAACCTGGATCTGGAATGGAACCAGTTGGAGATCCAGTGGAGGAACTTTAGATACATACCTTTTACCAACAGCATCTACTACTGTTTTGGGTGGTGTCAAAGTAGATGGTACAACAATCACTATTAGTAATGGCGTAATAAGTTCTTCTGGTGGCGGTGGTGGTGGAACAAGTCTAGGTTCTCGTCAAACATTTACTGCTAATACATCTGCGACTCACGCAGATGGCACAGATGAGCTTCTAACAATCACTGGATTTAAATCATACGCTTTGTTGAAAGCGACAATATCGGAGCCAGCATGGGTAAGATTGTACTGCGATACCGCTAGCAGAACAGCAGATTCTACAAGATCTATTACTGAAGATCCTGCTCCTGGTGCTGGTGTGATTGCAGAATTTATCACAACAACTTCTGGAGAAACCGTTCTTCTTACTCCTGGAGTTTTTGGGTTCAATAATGACGCAACTCCATCCACAAATATCTATTTACGTGTTGAGAATAGAAGTGGAACTACACAGCAAATTGGAACAACTTTAACTTTAGTTCAGCTAGAGGCATAAGATGGCAAAGGTAGTTTTAGATGTACATCTTGCTGATGGTGTAGACAAGCAAGAGTTTGTAAATAGTTTTGATCCTGATACTCAAGCAGACTGGTGGAATATGCTTGACAGCATTCCTTGCTGCATTTGTATGCATGTGGAGGAATCTTTTGTAGAGACTTTTAGGCAAGATCCTAGGATCATTTCTGCTGATGACCGATTAGAAGCTTTTCCAGCCGCACTACCATCAGCAATTTCTACGACAAAAATAGTAACTGCTTCCACCCCATCTACAGCATCTAACGGTGGCGACTATATGCCGCTACAAATGTATGTTGATACTGATCACATCTATCCAACCAATCCTGGGGAAAAGTGTGGCAAAAATGGAACATACGATGACGTATCTACCATCCCAAATGCGACACATACTTCAAAATGGACTGGGAGAAATGTTGATATCGTCACTGTAGAAGTTGGTCCTATTAGTTCAGCATATTCTGGAGATCACGATACCCATCCAGATTTTGATGATCCTGACAATACAGGGACAAGTAGAGTTATTCCAATGGATTGGAACAGTGTTGCTCCATCTATTACCGAATCAAGTAATATTCAAGTAACATCAAATTCTCTTTTTAGCAGTCATGCAATGGGTGTTTTGAGTGCTGCTGGTGGGACTATCTGTGGATTTGCAAAAAGATCCAGCCTACGTGTAATTTACATGACTGGTGCAGATGGAACAACTGAAGTTATTGATGCTGTTGTTGCATGGCATAATGCAAAACCAAACAATCCAGAAACAGGAGTTCCCAATCCAACAATTATGATTGGAGAGTTTCAATATTTACAAGATAGAAAAGAGTGTATTCCCATTGATTATGTATCTTCAATTACAACTCCAGAAGGAACAGTCAATCGACCAGGATCTAGTTGGGGTACAGATTTCACTCCTTTTGTTGAGAGAAACATAATTCCATTTGCGATTTTAAATCCAGATACTACAACCTATGAATGGTGTGTAGTTATGCCAACACAATTTAGATCCTCATCACTGCAAGCTTCGACTGATGCTGCGTGGGATGCTGGAATTATTTTCCTCAATGCTGCTGGAAATAATGCTGGAGTATATGTAAAAGAAACCGAAAGAGCAAATTATTCTCTTGCTGTAGATGCTGCTACTCCATATTCATATTACACTCTTGGTGGAAATGCAGTTACCACAGCAACATCATCTGTAACTACTTGGTATCCATTTTATGCATATGGTCCTCATGGTAGTGTAAAGGCAATTGATGTTGCTGCTGGATATAACTCCGAAGGAATTCCTGGTTTAGATACCTATACCAATAGAGGTCCAGGAATTGATATTGTTGGATTGGGAGCAACTACATTTACTGCCTATCCTTCTCAAACATATGCTGATGGTTTCCGATGGGGCATGTTCTCGGGAACTAGCTGTGCAACTCCAACAGTAGTTGGCAAAGCAGCATGTGAAGTTGAAAAATATTATTACTTCAATGGCACTTGGCCAACTCCAGAGGAAGTTAAGTCTATCTTAAGAGCAAATGGTAGAGAACTTGTGGTTGGCATTGAAAGCACAGATTGGGGTGGTGTTCCTACTGCTGGTGGTTATATATCAAATACCACTGGTGGTGGATTAGCTAGAATATACACTGGATTGAGTGCTAACGGTGGATACTCATTTAGCGATTTAGTAGAGACTACTAGAATTAGAGCTCATTTTTCTGACGGTGATGCTAATAATGCGGGGGAAGTCAAAGAACTTCCATTAGCGAGAACAAATAGATATAAAAGAAGACCATCAGACAACCCAGTAAAAGGTGTTGTTTATCCACGAAGAAAGTTAAGATTCACTCCCGACGTGACTTTATTATCTCCCAGGGATGATCTTCCTTCAACGACTTAATAAATACTTTTAGTATATTATATTAATTATGGATACACCAAAACTTCGCGAAGAATTTGAGAAGCAACTAAAAGACTACGAGTTCAAAATCAAAAGAGGCGAGGAAGAACTTGCCAAATTGAAAGAGTATAAGTTAAAACTCGAAGGTGGTTTAGAAACATTAGATCTACTAGAGAAACAAGATGGCAGCGATTCCAGTCAACATACTGATTGATAAGGGAGCAGACTTCGGAGTCACTTTCTTTATCACCAATAAAGATGGTACTCCACTTAATATGTCGGGGTACACTGGTAATGCTGCGATGAAAAAAAGTTATTCAGCTACTTCATCAATTCCGTTTACTTTGACATTTGTCAATAGAACTATAGGTGAGATTGCAATATCTTTGACTGATGTAGAAACTGCCGCTCTCGACAGAAGAAGGTATGTCTACGATATTGTTCTCGAAGATCCTAACGGATATAAGACCAGAGTTATTATGGGGAACGCAGAAGTAAGTCCTGGAGTTTCCTAATGGCACAATATAATGTTAGAGTAGGAGACAGTTCGTACAGAATTGGTAAGCAATTACCACCACAGTACAAGCTTGATGTTAATTATCAGATTCCATCAAAATCAACTCAATATTCTAACTTACTTATAGATAGTATTGCGTCACAATTTGATGGTACTACAGATACATTCAATATCACTATTGATGGAGAATCATATACTCCGTTAAACGAAGAACAAATTGCTATCTCTATTAACAATGTAATTCTTGAACCAAGGGTCGATTATATTGTATCTGCAGATCAGATTGTATTTACAAATCCCCCATCAGGAGGAGATGCATTCTTTGGTGTTGCATATGCAACTACAGCTGATTTAACAAGAACCCTTAATTATGTTATAGACAGTGGATCTTTTCCATTGTCAGCTGGCGTTAAAGGTAACATGACTATTGATGTTACTGGTATTATAGAATCTTGGACTATTGTCTCTGATACAGAGGGAAACGTTCAGGTTGATATACAAAAATGTTCCTATGAAGATTTTCCAAATTTTACTTCTATTTGTGGAACGGAACTTCCAACTATTGGTGTTTTAAACCAATCAACGGGTAGAAAAAATAAAGATGATAATCTGTCAACGTGGAACACTACAGTTAATGCTGGAGATATTTTCCAGTTTGAAGTTAAGTATGCGGTAAACATCACACGATTTGTGGTGTCGCTGAAACTTAAACTATAAATAGTATGTGATTATAAATAAAAATAAATCGAGAGATAAACACGGAGAGTTTACATGGCACTGCTAGTAACCGACAACGGTGAAATTGATTCTCTACGTAATCTGCTGAACTACAATCAGGAGATTCCTAGAAACTTAATTCTTAAGCTATTCACCACAAATACGTATCCTAATGAGAGTGATACTCCTTCACAGTCAAATTATTATGAGCCATATACTAACAATAATTCGTTAGGTTATGGTAGCGCACCTGTAACTGGGTATCCTTCTGTTATCAATAATAGAACTGACCAGAACTATGCCAACAACTACGGTATTCTTCTGAATGGAAATAAATGGACCATTGAAACCTTACAAAACGCTGCTGTAACAGTACAAGGTAGCGGAACTGCAGCAGAATATACAATCACCGTTGCTGCTAATACTGGCATCAAAAAAGGCGACTATGTAACTGGTGGTTCTATTGGTACTGGAGCATACGTTGTTGATATTGACGGTCTAACTCTCCTATTAAGCGTCAAGAATGTTGGTACATTCACCAACCAAAATCTCGATTTTGGACAAGGAAGAACCACTGCTTCTTATCCAGAAGAGACTTTCACCTTCTCGGGTGCTGCTGGTGATGTATATGGTTACATGCTTGTTCGCGCTAACAACATGCCAACCACGATTCACGGAGTTGCAGACGCTGCTTCTGCTTCTGCTGGCACTACAATCAGCAAGACTGGCATCCGTGGTACTATCGGCAACAACTATTTCAGACTAGCTGCTGTATCAAACACCACAACCGTTACTGGTACTTCTGGTCAATTTGAAATTACTGTAGGATCTACTGCAGGTATTGCTCCATATCAACGTGTTACTGGTACTGGTATTGCTTCTGGTGCAAGAGTTGTTGGTATTGCAGGAACAACTGTTTATCTCGATAAAGCAAACGCTGGTGCCGTATCTGGAAATGGTACATTCCAAGTTGAAGTAGGCGAAGATCTAACAGTTGGCATGGCAGTATCACAGACTGGCACTGCTGGTGTTATTGGCGGTGCTCCTAACGGCATCGATGCAAATACCATTATCACTGGTATTGACCACGAGACCGAAGATGCTGATGGAACTGTTATTGTTTATCTCAATAACGTTCTAATCGATAACATTCAGCCATCAAACAACAACGACGAAGTTGAGTTTGACTTCAGCAAAGTAACCGCAGTTGGTCATGCTCTAGTTAAGGGCGATACAATCTATATCGATCAGGGAACTGGTAACACCACAACAACTCCTGGTACTTACACGGTATTCGATGTACTCGATGCAGACACCTTCACGACAACCAAGGCACTCAATGGCACTGGAGACCTAACTCTTTACAGCGCAATCTTCTTCGCTGAAAGATTTACAAACGGTCCATACGCGATTCAAAACGCAGGTGACCAGATCAAAGTCACACTGAACGTCAGCCTCGACTGATACAATCCATTTGAGTTTTACATTATGGGGGGATTGCCGAATAGCGATCCCCCCGTTTTTTATAACTTGGTAGTCTATGGTATTCTCCTACGCTGGTACTGGTAGAATACCCCAGTTCACTGCTGTTCAGTCACTGGGGTTAATTTCGTACAGCTATAATTCAGCAATAGGAGAGCAATTTTTATATCTAGATTTTGGTAATGTAGGTTTAGATTACTGGGTTCTTGAGAACTACCAGAACACAGTTCTCTCTTCAATTCAAAATCAGCAATTAATTAATCTAACAGAAACTAGTGGTCCTGTCGCCACGTTAGATTACGGATCAATTAGTCAAATAGAAGCAGTATCTACTGAAGACTGGGGTCTCATTACTGTTTCTTCAAATATTACTTCGTTTGGATTCCTACATTATCAGTCTCTCACAACTTGGTCTGTTGTTAACACATGGGTTGGCACAGGAACTGTATGGGAGATGGATGGAGGAACCAGATACAGACTGGATGCTCCTTGGATTGGCTCTGGTACGCTGCGCCTATTCGGCACTACAACCACTAATTATGTACCTGCGATCACTACGGAGGGTCTACTACCCCTCCGTAGTGACACTAGAATTGCGTTTAGTCCTAACTGGAACGCATTCGGCACCCTGTTCAGCGGTAGCTTTGCTGGAGAGGCTGTCACCAAGGTATTCCCAGAAGATTCTGATTATGCTAGCATAGAAGGTTCACTTACCACGTTAACTGCTGCGGATCTGTCCAGCGGTTACAATGCGGTATATGATGGATCCATATACTATTCCAGCAGTGGACCTGGCACAGGTTCTACTAATGGATTTGCTGTAGGTCCACACGTCAGATTTGGCACAATCACCGACCCTGGATTATCTAGCAGCACAAGCAGAAAAGTTGAATATACTCTAGACCTCACTGATGTTGAGGAGATCACCTTTAGACTCGTTATGGGTAATGGGTCTAATGGTGGAGAGACTCCAGAAAATGGCGAAGACCTATATGTGAGATACCTAGATACAGGTCTCTCCCTTAATGATGCATCTAGAAAATTACTAGACCACGCAGAAACTACTTACACAACTCCTGGCGATAAGACAGTTACTGTCCCAGTAGAGGCAAGAAGACCTAATCAGACCATTAGAATTTACCAGTTAGCATGGACTGGTACATATGAATTTGATCACTACGGATTTATATCACTATCATATGGCAGCGAAGTTGTTGTCAGTGGAGATGGTGATCAACGCAATACTTTATTCAATGTTGCTGGTGCTGCTGGCATCGTTGCATCTATACGTCATATTGGATCTGGCAATCTATTCTCACTCAACAACAGTGTTCTTTCCAGAACATATGATTATGTTGGCGAAGGAACTCTATTCACTGTCACAGGAACCAGCGAGACGGTTACCTATGACTACAACCCAGACAGTATTGTATACTTTGAATATGAGGACTTCGGACTTGTTTCCGAGCTTCCTATTAATTCTATCGTTCTGCAAACAATTGCAAACGATCCTCTGTCGATATATGCTAATGACAGAATTGTTGATCTAGTTGTTCAAGGATCAACTAGTGGAGACTTTATTGATTACGGTGACCTATTAATAGATGGTCAAGATCCCCCAGAAACTCTACAGACAGATTGGGGATACATTTGGGAAACCTACACCAAGTACCCAATGGGTCTTGGAAGACTACGTGGTGCTGCGGTTGAAAGATTTACACCAAACTATGTTGGTTCTGGTGGACTATTTGCATTCATCAATGGTATTGGAAGAACCAAACCAAGATGGATTGCATATGTCAATATTGGTATATTTGGAGAAGCAATTACCAACTTCAGTCTGCTCCATATTGGATCAGGAAGCCTGTTCTCACTATCGAATACCCAAGATAGTGTTCTTTATAATTACAGCGGTTCTGGGGACCTCTACGCTATCTCTGGCGCAGCAGAAGCAGTTGGATTCAACCCACCAGATATTACTACAGACATTGTTCTTTCTGGATCTGCTAATATTGCCTTCGCACCAAATTGGAATGCCGAAGGAACAATTGATATTGATGGATTTGCGACAGAAAGAAATACAGAATCTTACTTTGGATCGGGAACTCTATTCAACTTTGATAGTAAGGTTGAAAGAAGAACCTATGCATACAATAGTTCTTCAAATGTTATCTTCACACCATATGATTATGGTAGTGTTGCTGAAAGTGCAATTGACTCGATTGTTCTGCAGACAATTGCTAATGATCCATTAACATTATATGCATCCGATAGAATCATTGACCTAGTTGTTTCTGGTAGTTCTAGCGGTTCATTCTATGATTATGGTTCGATCATTACTGATGGTCAGGATCAACCAGAAACAATCACTGATGATTATGAATATATTACGGAGACTATTTCCAGATATGCTCTTGGGGGTCTTCACTTCAATGGTACTGCTGCTGTTCGAAGAGAGTTCTCTTACTTCGTTGAACAAAATCCAGATCATGCAGACATCCGTCTTTGGATTGAAGGTATTGGAAGAACCAAGCCAAGATGGATTGCATATGTCGAGATTGATCTCTATGGCGAAGGAGTTGACTCTGTTAGTAGAAGTGAAGTTGGATCTGGATCTCTATTTAACTTTGTATCCACAGAAGAAAGACGTTCCTATGGTTATCAAACCGAAGGAACACTTTATGCTATCAGTGGTGCCGCAGAATCCTTTGGTGCGAATCCACCAGACATCACCACAGATCTTCAGTTCTCTGGTTCAGCAACTGTTGCATACGTACCTAACTGGAATGGATCTGGTCTATTAACTATAGATGTTGATCATGTTGTTCTAACAACATACAGCGAAGTAGGTTTCGGTAATCTCTTCAACATTGGCAATAAGGTAGAGAGAAGAACATACTCTTACAATTCTGTATATCCAACATCTGATGTTAGATTCCAGAATCTTGATTATGGACTCGTATCAAGCGAGGTAATAGATTCCTTCGTTCTTCAAGATATTGCAAATGATCCACTGTCTCTATATGAGGATGACAGGATCATTGATCTTGTATACACTTCCAGCACAAGTACTCCAGTATTTGACTACGGTCTCGTATCAGATCCAAACCCATCAATCACAGATGATTACGAATTTATCTGGCAGACTGTTGGTAGATTTGCAATGGGTGACTTCAGATTTACTGGAGCATCCAAAACTAACTTCAGCCTCACTCATGCTGGTAGTGGTCAGATCACTGTTGATATTGACACAACAGTCCAGATTAATCCAAGATGGAATGCCGATATCTTTATTGATGTCACTGGAAATGCTGTTGAGAAAAGCACGAAATTCTTCAAAGGATCTGGATTCTTACCAGCAATTATCAATACAACAGATTCCAGAACCTTTGCTTATGATGGAACTGGTAACCTGTTTGGATTCGTTGGTGGAGAAGAAGCTGTTACCTTTGATTATCCAATACGAGATCTTGACATCACAATTACTGGTGCAGCAACTGTTGCATATGTACCAAACTGGAATGGTTCTGGAAGATCTATATTCTCTGGCGAAGGTGTTGAAAGAGTTGCATTCGATTATGTCGGCAAGGGAGTTCTATACAACTTCGAGACTGTCGTTGAAAGAAGAGTATATCATTACAACACCACATCAATTGATGAGTATGTACACCTTGATTACGGTCTCGTCAGTGGTCCAGCAATTGATTCGGTCGTTATTCAGACAATTGCTAACGATCCATTAACAACATATCAGAACATCAAGATTATTGATCTGGTAACACCTGGATCTACCTCTGGCAATTACTTCGATTATGGATATCTAGAGCAACCTCTTGACGCTGGTCTGTTTGGAGTTCAGGATGCTCCAGATGTTACTGATGATTATCAGTACATTCTTGACAGTGCAACAATCTATCCATTCGGTAGATTGCAACTTGGTCTTTCTTCTGTTGATACGAAGACTAACTTCAGTCTCCTTCATATTGGTAACCCAGAAGGAGCACAAATTAAGATCGGTGGTGAAGTTGAGGTACGTCTACCAAACGTACATACTGGCGACGGAACTCTGTTCGCAATCGAAGGTGCTGCAGAATCTGTTACATACAGCCCAGATGATCTTACTGGTCTCTTCGAGTTTGTCGGATTTGCTGCTACCAGAAGAATTCCAAACTTCAATGGTGGCGGTACAATTACTCTCGATGGAGAAGCATACAGCACGGTTGCATTTGCTGGATTCCAAGAGAATACAATTATTATTTCTGGTACAGCAACAGAGAAGTATACTCCTTCTTACGTTGGCGATATCAGAATTGGTACATTCTCTGGTGCGGTCGAAGCGGTTGCATTCAATCCACTAGAAGAACAGATCCTATTCTCCATCAGTGGATTTGCATCACAAAGATTTACCAATTCTTATATTGGAAGCGGAGATCTATTTGCTATTGGCGGGGCTGGGGAAGCAGTTGCAGCAGCAGAAGACAAGAGAATTCTTATCTCTATTTCTGGCACTGTTGCGGAAAGATTTGTTCCGAACTTCAATGGTTCTGGATCTATCTCTGTGCTATCTGGTGCAGCAGAGTCCAGAACTGCAAGTCCAGACGATCTTACTGGTCTATTCAACTTTGTTGGATTTGGCAAGGTCAAGTACACAGCATCTTACTCTGGATCTGCTTTACTCAAACTGTCTGGAACAACCGATCCAGAGATTCTTACATTCGCAGAGCAACCAACAGTACAAGTTGTTGTTTCTGGTGTTGCAGCAGAAAGTTTTGCTCCACGTTATATTGGCGACATCAGAATTGGTACTCTATCTGGTGCAGCAGAATCTGTTACCTTCAATCCACTGGAGAGAGACATGCTCTTCTCCATCACGGGAAGAGCAGCAGAATCTTTCAGCTTCGGAAATTACGAAGCAGATGCAGACATCAAGATCTACGGTCAACTTGCGAAGACTCCAAACCTCACATTCGCAGAGCAACCAACTGTACAAACATCGATCTTTGGCGAAGCATTTGTCATCAACGTCGATGTATATCTGGCAGAAGGAACTATCTTCTCGCGTGGACTGGTATCCGAGTCCAAGACAGTCAAGCTTCCACCTATTGTCCCAGCAGACATTCGTCTCTCTGGCACAGCAGCAGAAGCAGTTGGATTCAACCCACCAGATATTACAACCCAGATCAAAATTTCTGGCGCAAGTGCAGAACCAGTTCTCACATTCGCAGAGCAACCAACAGTACGTGTTGCTATCAGTGGCTTTGCTATCGAGAAAAATACAGAAGTATACTTCGGTACTGGTTCTATTTTCTCTCGTGGAATTACTTCAGAGTCTGTCACGAGAAGACTACCAGAGTTTACTGCTCATCTCAACATCAATGGTGTTGCGACAGAGAGTGCAACATTCAGAGAGATATTCTTCGGTTCTCTATTCACATTCAGAGGATCTGCATCTCCAGCACTTCTCACATTCGCAGAGCAACCACAAACTCTCGGACGTATTAGCGGTGTTGCTGCTGCTTCAAGAGCAAGAGACTTTGTTGGTTCTGGAAGAATTGCAACTCTATCTGGTGCTGCAGAAGCCGTCACCTTCAATCCACTGGAAGAGCAGATTCTATTCTCTGTCGATGGTATCGCAAGAACGAAATACTCTCGTACTTGGGTTGGTTCTGGAAATATCAACATATATCCAGAAGCAGCAGATATCAGATTTACTCCAAACTGGAATGTCGAAGGTGTCATTCCTGTCAGTGGAGACGCTGCATACAGAACAGCAAAAGACTTTGTTGGCGATATCAGAATCGGCACATTCTCTGGTGCTGCAGAATCTGTTACCTTCAATCCACTGGAGAAAGATTTACTCTTCTCAATTACAGGAAGAGCATCTCTTGCATACGCAGTATCCGAAGTCAAGTTTGTCGATGCTCGTATCTTTGCGGAAGATGTCAAAGTATATACCGTCAAGATATTCTCCGCTTCTGGTCTTGTCGATATTACTGGAGATGCCGTCGAAAGAATCACAAGTTCTTATGTTGGCGACATCAGAATTGGTACTCTATCTGGTGCAGCAGAATCTGTTACCTTCAATCCACTCGAAGAGCAGATTCTCTTCTCCGCTACTGGACTTGCTACCTCAAGTCTCGTCAAGAAGTATATCGGCACTGGAAATCTTTATGCTATTGCTGGCGCAGCGGAATCCAGAACAGTTGCACTGCCAACAGAAGGTCTATACGATATCACGGGCGAAGCAAGAGTTGTCATTACTCTCTCCCATGTTGGCGAGGGCAATCTATTCAGTATCGTTGCTGGTCGCGAAGCAGTTGCTTACGATTACACAGGAGAGCAAGTTCTCTTCAGCCTTTCTGGTCAAGCAGAAGAAAGAATCGTTATTATCGAATCTGGATCTGGTTCTATCTTCTCGTTCTCTGGAGCAGCAGAAAGAGTTGCATATGTACCAAGTCTTCTTGCAGATGTCAACATCAGTGGTGTCGCAGAAACACCAAGAGCAAGAGCATACGTTGGTACAGGAAATCTACCAGTATTTGGTGGTGCTGCGGAAGCAAGAACAATTACTTACGAGAATGTCGCAATCTTCGACTTCCTCGGTCAAGTCAAACTTACCACCACCAAAGCTTACCAAGGATCTGGAGAGATTCAGATCAGCGGAGCAGCCGCAGATTCATTCACCAGAGCACCTTACTCTGGTCAAGTCGAGATCAAAGTATCTGGGCAAGCAGCAGAAAGAACAAGTGCCAGACCTCCAGAAATTACAACAGAAGTCAAACTTTCTGGAGAGGTCGCGGTACTACGCGCCCAGGCGTTTGCTGGATCAGGAACGCTCAAGCTTCGCAGCGATACGATTATTGGTATCCGTATCCGCATTATTGGTACTGGATCTATCAAGGTCAGAATTCAGACCAACTATACTCCACTACTCTCTCACATTCCAGACGTTCACATTCGTCTTGAGGGTGCAGCAGCAACTGTCAAGATCGCTGTTGCTCCACCACGCACATATGGATGGATTATCTAATAGTATAAATAAAACTGGTATCCTAAATTAAATTTAATGACAACCCAGGTACAGTTTAGAAGAGGTACTACCGCTGAACACGCACTATTTACAGGTGCGGCTGGTGAGTTAACAATTGATACCGACAAGAATATGGCCGTCATTCATGACGGAAATACGACTGGAGGTTTTGACGTTTTTCGTGCTAGGTGGGAGTATCTAAACACAAGCACTACACTAGGAACAAGTTTGAGATATCTAGTAGATTCTTCTGCTGGTCCACTAACTCTCACACTACCTTTATATAATAATCAATTGGTTCCTAAACCTGGGGACACTATAGAATTTGTTGACATTAATTTTACATGGGATATAAATAATGTTACGGTAATCGATCCGATTGGCAGACAATTCCAGAATACGTTTGGAGTTATCTCTGATCCTTTAGTATTTGATGTGAAAGGAGCGAGAGTACAATTAATCTGGGACGGCAATTACTGGAGGGTAATCGTATCATGACAATGTTCATTAGCGATAGCTACAATTCATCGTCTGGTGGAGGAGGAACTTCTTTTTCTTCCAACAGTTATACCCTAGGTAATGATTTTACCATTCATGCTCTCTATAGGGATTCTGATGGTATGTTAAATTACACCAAGATTAGGAGTATTGACGACGAGGTTGGTCAATTCTATAGATTAGATGGAACTCCATATCTCGACATTGCTACTGCTGTATATGATTATGTAGAAGAGACTACTGAAGAAAAGTCATATACAAATCATCCACAAGATAAATACCAACAGTATAGATTCGACAGTCGTAAAGTTACATATTTTATTGACGACGACGGATATTTCGTTGCTAGATTCAACGAAAACTATGATTATACCACCGAGGGACCCAAGTAATTACGGAACATAAACATGGCAGATTTCAGATTAGGCAGACTCAAGTTTAATTGGAGAGGCGATTGGCAGGTTGCCACTGCATACGTCATTGATGACATTGTAAAGTTTGGTGCAAACACTTATGTTTGTATTTCAAACCATACGTCGGCATCGAATGAAGCGCAATGGTATGGATCCGATGGTTCCAGATGGCAGCTCCATACAGAAGGTCTCTATTTTAGAGGAGACTGGGCAGACGCGACTTTCTATAGAACAAACGATATTGTCAAGTATGGCAATGATCAGTATAGAGTAGTAGTACCTCACACATCTTCTGGATCATTTACTGGTCCAAACTTTATTTCTTATGTTTCTGGATTAAAGTTTGAAGACACCTGGAATGTAGGAACAGAATATCAGCGTGGTGATATTGTTCAGTATGGTGGTTATAGTTATCTAGCACTTACAGATAACCTAGCAACTGCTCCAAATACTAGTATTGATGTTACGTGGGAAATTCTCACCACTGGTTTTAAAGTAGTTGGTAACTGGAGTTCTTCCGAGACTTATAAGCCAGGTGACGTTGTTCTACTTGGTGGTAACTCATATGTAGCAAAAACTACAAACACCAACTCAACACCAGCATCTGGTTCTGCTGATTGGGACTTCGTTGTTGGTGGTTTCACCTGGAGAGGAACTTGGCAGTCTACCGAGACTTACTTCCCTGGTGACGCAATCACAAGAGCAAGCAACTCATATATTTGTGTTTCCGAATCTACAAACAATCCTCCAGAACTAGACACCACTGGAACGTATTGGAACTCTTTGGCACAAGGAGCCCAGTCAAACGTTCTGACTGACAATGGTGACATCCTATACATTTCTGGTTCTGGTGCTTCCCGCTTGCCTATTGGTGCAACTGGAGAGGTATTAACAGTTGATACCAACGGATTCCCAGCATGGGAAAAGAACAACGTAACTGATCCTGTTTACTATGTTACCACAGATGGTAGCGATCTAAACACAGGTGAAAACATCGGCAAAGCATTTGCTTCACTTCGTCACGCTGTAGATAATATCACTGGACCTGCTACAATTTATGTTAAGGCAGGTACATATTTTGAAACACTACCAATGATTGTTCCCGAAGCGGTATCAATCGTTGGTGATAACATGAGAACTTCTGTTATCAAACCAGACACTGGTAATCCAAGTTCTACTATTAGATTGGTTTTAAATCAAGTTCCTGATGCAGCTAACAGAATTGCTGGTGAAATTTGCACAACTAGTGATGGTACGAAGACCGCTTACATCATGGATGTACGTGATGGCGGAGGAACAATTGATATCCTTCCTATTACTGGTGGCGTTTGGACTACATCAGACTTATTTGAAAATGGCACTGTTGATATCAGCATCTCTTCGGTAACTCCAATTCTCAACGAGAATTCGACGATGTTCTACATGTCCAACAAGTCCATGCTTAAGGACCTTGTAATGGATGGTATGAATGGATTTGTACAATCTGGTTCTGATCCCAAAGATCTAAACACGGCAACCATTGGTGGCGTATTCCTTCGCTTGAATCCTAACTCACCAACAACCAAGTCACCATATATTTCACAGTGTTCTGCATTCTCCGACACTGGTGTTGGAGCTATTGTTGATGGTGATGTTCATAAGAAGTGGGAAGGAACTCCCACCCCTTCAAACAAGTCAATGCTATTTGACTCGTTCACACAAATCTTCGACACGGGCGGTATCGGTTTCTGGATTACAAATAATGGTAACTCTGAAATTGTTTCTTCGTTCACCTACTATGCTTTTGCATCATATGTTGCAACCCGTGGTGGTAATATTAGATCTCTTGCTGGTAACTCTTCTTGGGGTACTTACGGAATTATTTCCTCTGGATTCAACCAAGATGAAACTACTCTAGATGGATTTATTGATGGTCTAGAACTCAATTATTCTCCAGTAACACTATCAACTGGTGCATCCTTTGAAGGTGGAGAAAGAATTATTGGCGGCACTTCTGGCGCAATCGGTGAAGTTACTAGCTTCCAACCATCAGCAGATAAAGTTCTATTCCGTCCTCTCAAAGGTAACTTCACCCAGAATGAAGTTATTACTGGTCAAGATTCTGGCGCTACTGCAACTCTTGTTAACAACTCCGATGCACAACAAGGTGTTAGTGGATTTACATATGTTCTTGGTGGATTAACTTCGGCACCAAAGACTGGTGGTTCGATTGAATTTGTAACTGGTCCTGGTGGAGCTGGTGCAGATCCATTCACTTATGTAGTTGCTAACTCTTCATACAATCCTTCTAGAGGTGAGGGAGAGTTGACAGTAACCAGAGGACTTTTAGGTTCCACTGCAGTGGCACACGATGGTCTAGGAACCGTTATCAGATATCAGACTGGTACGGCAGTTTCGTTGACTGCTCCTGTATCAGATGCAGTTACTACAACGATTAGCGTTTCTTCAATTACTGGCATCAACACTGGTGGTTATGTAATTGTTGATGACGAAATGATGGAAGTTGTTTCATTCCCAACACCAACAACAGTTGAGGTTGTTAGAGGAGTTGAAGGAACAACAGCAGCTCCACATAACTCTGGTATTACTGTAAGAGCTCTTCAAATTAAGGTTCCTAACGAAACAACTACTTTAAGAGATCTCGATGCTACAGAGACAATCATTCTAGTAGAATCAAACACTGGTACACTATCTTCTGATTATATCAGAATTGATTCTGAATTCATGCAGGTCGTTTCTTCCGATCCAATTACAACTGGTGTAACCACTGTTGTTCTTGCAGAAACAAAGCCAACTCCAACATATGATCGTCAAAACACCAAGATTAGATATCTGTATTCACAGGTTCGTCTAACTGGTCACGACTTCTTGAACATTGGTACTGGAAGTAAGACACAAACAAACTTCCCAGGTCTACCTCTTGTAGATAACGCACCTGGAAACGAAGTTACTGAAGACTTCCCAGGTCGTGTGTTCTTTGTATCTACTGACCAAGATGGTAACTTTACTGTTGGTCGTTACTTCAGAGTTAACCAGGCAACTGGTAGCACAACCCTGAACGCATCGTCCTTCGACCTGTCTGGTCTAACATCCTTGAGACTTGGTTCTATCGGTGCTCAAATCGGTGAATCGATTAATGAATTCTCAAGTGACGTTACACTATCTGCTAATAGCAACGCTAAAGTTCCTACACAGAAGGCAGTCAAGACTTACGTTGACACTAAAACGAAGACGAAAGGATTCACTTTCTGGGCGGGAGCAATGTGATCCCCTCTTTATAAATACTACTAAATACTCGCATTTTCAAAAAAATTTAAGGAGAATACAATGGCTTCTGGAATTCTGGGGACACAAGCTTCCCTTCAGGCAAATACCCTAACTACAATTTATCAGGTTCCCGCTAATACGGTTTCCTATCTAAACTTTAACATTGTAAATACAAACGCTACTCCCATTAGTGTTCGCGTAGCACTTGCTGCTACTGGCACTCCAACTGCTGCCGAGTATATTGAATACAATGCAGAAATTGCTGGATACGGAGTTCTGGAAAGAACTGGTATTGCCCTCCAAGAAAATAAAGTTCTTGTAGCACTTTCAGATACTGCGAACGTAAGCATTTCTGTTTACGGCGTAGAAGAAGACGCTTGATAAATAATACAAAGGAGACTTAAGAACAATGGGACGCAACCTATCAGAAGTTACAGAAACCAGAGCAACGGTAGCTGTTACAGCAAACCACAGTGTTTTGTCAGGAGAAATTCTTCTGATTGATACTACTGCTGGTTCAGAACTCACACTTACTTTACCACCAAACCCCAGAACGGGCGATAGAGTCAATCTAATCGATGCCGCTGGTCAATGTGGAACAACCAAGGCAATCATTGCTAGAAACGGCAACAAAATTGCTAACCTAGCAGAAGACCTAGATTTCGATATTAAAAATGCTTCACTTGAATTAATCTACACTGGATCTGCTTATGGTTGGTCGATTCTTTCTAACTAATTCATCTGAATAAGGAGGGATAGACCCATGTCAAGTTTAAGAGATCTATTAGATGTAGCGTCAACGGACGCTTTACCAGTAGCTACATACTACGGACCACAAAATGCTCACCAAATCTGGTGGAGAGGTGGACACTGCTGGACTTATGACAGCAACCACAACTATGCGTGGCAAGAATTTGCTTGGTGTGTTCCATGTTGCTGTGTTTGTAAGGTCCAGTTTGAAATCTGGGGTGGTGGTGGAGGCGGCGGCGGTTCCTGCTGCTGTATGCATGGTACTACTGGTTATTCTGGTCAGTACAACAAAGTTGCCTTATGTGCTGCAGAATTAGGAGCTAATCATCTGGATGGTTGCTGCTATTGTTTCTGTGCAGGTTCTGTTACTTGTAGACACCCTGGTAACGGTGGTTTTGATGGTTGTAAGTCTTTCGTTGTTGGTCCTGGTTTAAACAACTTCTGTGCTTGTGGCGGTTGTCACGGTTATGCTTGCTGCTTCGGTGGCGGTAGCGACAGATTTGGTTGTCGGTTCCGTATGAACTGGCAAACAGGTGCTCCACATTGCAGATGGCAGTGTGATAAGTATTACGAAGAAAGAGAATGCAGAGAGTACTGCTGTGAAGCTGGCAGAGAGTATTGGGGTCAAGTAGGAAGCTACGGTCAAATGGATTGCCAAGATTGTGGCAACTGGTGTATGTGGAAGAGTTCCACGCCAATGGCACCATATCAAGATGGTAAGTTCGGAACCTTCAATATCCAAAGAATTCATACTATGGCGACTTGTGGACAAACTGAAACAGGTTGGTCTCAAGGAAATAATGGTGGTACATCTGGAGACTGCTTCAGAAACGGACCTCCTGGACAAGGTGGATTCACTTCTTCCACATTTGGCGGTGGTTGCTGCTGTTCTTCGGCTGGATCAGCAGGTCTTGTTAAGGTAACTTGGTTCTGTAAGGTATAAAAAAATGGCAAATTTAAGAAGTTTATTAGGAAGAGAATTCGACTCTACAGTATTAGATACTGCCGCTACTTTTGGTAGTTATGATAAAGTAAGAGACGGTAAAGTTTTTAATTTTGCTCCTTACTGTAACTTAAGCTGTGATAATAACTATCGCGGTTACTGCATGGAATTCTGGTGTGTTCCATGCGGAACTACCAGCATCACCTTCGAAATCTGGGGTGGTGGCGGTTCTGGTGGTGGCGGATGCTGCTGTATGCAAGGAATCCCTGGTGGTTCTGGTGCATACTCCAGAAAGACTTTACAGTATCCAGAGATTCAAGGTGGCTGGTGCTACTTCCTTAAGGTAGCAGAACCTACTTGCTGTTCTTCATGTTGCTGCGGTATCCGTGGATGTAAGAGTTACATTAGTGGATGTAATCTATCCAACTTCTGCGTAGAAGGAGGTCTTCCTGGAAAAACCTGCTGCTATGCATTCTGGGATACTACATTCCGTTGTCAGGATAGAATCTACTTTAGTGGTTGTGGAGGTTGGTCTCCTTCTGCCGACTGTGCTTGTGCATATGGTGGAGATGAGAATATCCCTGGAAGACCTGGATTCTTCAGAACATACAACACATCCGATAACTGCTATGCGAAGATTGGTCTGAAGTACCCACCAAGATTGATTGACGAGAAAGGTGGTTACCTGATGTCAAACGTCCAAGCAAACGCCTCAATTAACGCTAGAACTTTCTGTCAAGGAACAACACCTTGGGCTTTCAGTGCTAACTGTAACGCCACATTACCTGGAGTGGGTGGACCATCAGCAACTTCCTGCGGTGGTGGATGCTGCTATGGATATAGAGGACATGGTGGATACATCAAAATCACATATTGCTCCTGCTGGTTAGGAGTTAATAGAAACTGTGCTTATCACTTCTGTAACTAAATAGCATTATAAAGGAAAGTAACCAATGTCTAATTTACGAGATCTACTTGGGATTGTAACAACCGACTCAATTCAAGGATTGGCAGCTGCCGATCCTGTAACTAAATTGCCACCATATCCATCAAAGGAATATGAAGTAATGTACATCACTGCACAATGTGGTGCTACATGTGATGGATATACTTCCAACTATGGATACTATGAGTATCCTGATTGGAAAGTTCCCGCCAATACTACCGATATCATTTTCGAAATCTGGGGCGCTGGCGGCGGCGGCGGAGCTGGTTGTTGCTGTACCCGTGGTGTTCCTGGTTCTTCTGGAGCATATGCATTCAAAAAACTATCAGGAACTCAAGTTGTTCCTGGATGTGCATATTCAATCGAAATTGGCCAACCAGGAAGTAGATCTACTTCTTCTTGCGGAAACCCAGGAGGAAAGACATTTATCACTGGATTTAATCTTTCCAATTTCTGTGCTGATGGTGGTCATGCTGGATGTTCTTGCTGCAACATGTGCTGCTGTACTTGGGCAACTCTTTGCAATGTTTGCTGCAATGGTCCTTGTGCTCTATACTATGGTGCTGATGGTGGCGCTTACGGAAACCCTGGAGTTGGATCGATGTGGTGCGTCAGCAACCATTGCTGGAACAAGCAACTGCTTCCTTACCCAGGTGGTCTAGTAAATGGTAAAGGCGGATGGCTTCCAGCAACACAATGTTCTGATACTGGATGTGGATATTGTCAATTCCATTTTGGAATGACACAACTTGGTTGGGGTGGAGGTTACTCTGACAAAAACTATATTCCTGGTGTTGGCGCTCAATCTGCTTGGGTTTGTGGTGGCGGTTGTTGCTACGGTCAGCAGGGCAATCCTGGAATGGTAAGAATTTCTTACAAACAATCACAAGTTGGTTATTGATAACCGAACATCTCTCGTTAATTTCTCTCTTTATAAATATTACTAAAACAGGAATATAGGTTACTCCAATGGCGAATATTACCAAAACATTTTCATTTGCACAACCAGATGAATATCTAGCACAAACCAATGATCTTGGTTTGACTGCTCAATGGACTTATGAAGGTCCTTCTCATCTATGGGTATTTGTAGATAACGCATCTGGCATTCTTCAAGTTGCTCAATCCTTTGTTCCTGCAAGGAATGCAGAAGATAGAGCAGAAGAAGCTAGAGTAAGAGCAGGTCTAGATCAAACAGCAGTTCTACTCTCGCCTGGCGAAGATGACGTGGATGCACTTATTGCTTCCATTTATATCGGTAAAGATACTGGCGAAGCGGCTGGTTATCCACAAAAAGAATATGCTTTCCCAGCAGGACATCCTAATGCGGGTGAAGTTTATTACAAGAGACCAGATCCACAGGGTCCAGATCATACATACGATACTCAATCAATCGGATATGATCTTGAGTCTAATTCTTGGAAGACACCTTTCAGATGGTTCCAACCATGGATTGATCTAGAAGCACATCAAGAAGCAAGAGACAATGTTGTTGCTGGTGCTCAAGGAAGACTAGATGAGTATAGAGCAAACCTAACTGCAGATCAGATTGCAGCTGCAGAAGCATTTATTGCGGAAATGGGAGATCTATACACCAAGTTTGCTGGAATCGACGCTCACATGATTCCTTTCCCCAACGATCCTACTGCGGAACTCGTCGAAGACTACGACTATAATGTAGATCCCGATGGTCTTCTAAATGACGAAGCAACAGACGGACAGTGATTTAAAGATATGATATAATGAGAGGGTCGCAAGACCCTCTTTTTTTATGCTTAAATATCCCGATCTACGTGATCACATATTCGTATACAAACTAATCCCTGATGAATTATGCGATAAGATTATTGCTCGTATTGATAAGAGACCATGGAAGGATCACAAGTGGTATGATGCTGGTCTTAAACAGGATATAGAAGAGGCAGACTTTCAAACTTTGAAAGATGATACTGCTTCTGGCAAAATATATCCATTGATCCAAAATTTGTTGGAAGCATATCACATCAAATACCACCAACCAGAAAATACAAATTCAGATTTATTCTGGTCTGTGGCTTCAAATATCAAGTTCAACAAATATTCTGAAGGAGATAGTATCAAACCACATCACGATCACATTCATGATATGTTTGATGGAAACTTACGTGGCATTCCAGTCACTAGTATCATCGGAGTTTTGAATGACGACTATGAAGGTGGAGAACTACTTTTTTGGAATGACTATAAGGTAGAATTAAAAAAGGGTGAGGTAGCAGCATTTCCATCAGTATTCTTGTACCCTCATGAAGTTACTCCCATAACTAAAGGGACAAGATATTCTTGGGTTGCGTGGTGCGTTTAACCGCCCTTTTGTGACCACCTAAATAATTGCATATAAATCATTAGTGATTGAGTTATGAGACCTAAATCATTTTTTATCAATGGTGGTGCTGGACGTGTGCTTTGCTCCATTCCCGCTTTTGAAAAATACCAAGAAGAACATCCAGACGAAGATTTCGTAATTGTCTGTGAAGGAGGAACAGATTTCTTTAAAGGTCATCCAACACTTTATAGTAAAGTGTATGACAACTGGCATAAGAATTTATTCCGAGACAAAATTATCAATACCGATGTTTGTACTCCAGAACCTTATAGGGTTTGGGAATACTACAATCAAAAGTGTAATTTATCTCAAGCCTTTGATATCGAAATCAACGGCAAAGGTGTTAGAGAATTACCAAAACCAACTTTAAAACTTTCCAAGGAAGAGCAAGTAAACGGAAAGTTTATTGTTGCTGAAGTAAGACAAAAAACAAAGAAACCAAAAACGGTTGTGTTCCAACCTTTTGGTAGAGGAGTTCAAACTGCAGGCAATATTATTACTGATCCTTCTGGCAGAAGTTTCGAATTTAATAATGTAGTTTCTATCATCAAACGTTTACAGAAAAAGTATTCTGTAATTCTAATGTCAGAGTTTGCGTTTGATTTTGAGAAAGAAGGACTTCGCGACACCATTTCATTTCCAGCAGGAAACAATGTTCCTTTGAGAGGATGGGCTGGTATTATCAAGGAAGCAGATCTTTTCTTGGGATGTGATTCTTTGGGACAACACATTGCATACTCCGTTGGAACACCAACCGTTGCGGTAATGGGATCAACATTTGGAGTTAATGTTTCATATCCAGATAATGAAATGTTTGAAGTTCTTGATATGGGCGAAGGGTTGAGAATTTATGATCCCATTCGTATTGCTCCAGACGAAGAATCTGCAAGGGTTAATGATGGCATCATGGCAATGAATGACAAAGTTGAAGAAGTCATTATGAAGTCTGTCGATAAACTTATGAATAAGTATTATCGCAAACCAGATGTAGAAGTTATACTTCCTCCCGAATGGACTGGAGAGCAACAAGGATGTCCAACTTGTCCTCCAGAGACACTAGTACAAACACAAAAAAATTCAATTGAATTGGAAGCTGCTAACAACGGTGTAAAAATTCCTGCTTTAGAACCAAGCAAGAAAGGGTTCTCGTCAAATGTAAAAATTGGTTGAGGTATATTAATGTCTGTTATCGTATCGATTGCCCGTGGTCATAACGGGAGTACGACTTTGCTTGTAGATGGTGAAGTAGTATTTTATCTGGAAGAAGAAAGACTATCTCGTTTTAAGTATGATGGTTCTCCTCTATTAGGTCTCCAGAAAGTGTTTGACTATGTTGATCATATTGATCACTTGGTTGTTTGCCACACACACCGTCACGGTCCAGTTCTTGATTGGTCTGGTGAAGATGCCTATGAGGGATGGGTTAGAAA